GCCAATAATGCCAGCATACTTAACTTGGTGGAGATGTGGAAAGAGGAGGAGAGTCGCAAGAAGATGATCCAACTCGCGGAGATGCGGAAAGAAGTGATTAAGGATGAGATCCAAAATTTAAGTACAATGGATGAAGTTAAAGCTAGAATTCTGGGCATATCAGAAGACGAGGTTTTAAATGGTTAAGTGTAAAATATGCAGTAACGAATTCGAAAATGACGTTTCCTTACATCGTCATTTAAGATCGCATAAGACTCTGGTAGTGGACTATTACCACGCTTATTTTCCTAGAAAAGATTTACATACTGGGGATCTGATTAAATTTAAAAATAAGCATCAATACTTCTCCGAAGACTTTAACAGCCGTCCCACCATGAGAAAGTGGTTTGAATCCGCAAGTCCAGCAAAAACCAAAAAATATTGTCACGAATATTTATCTAAAAGGATTAAGGAAAAGGGCATAACATATACCCCCTGTGAGGTAGAGGTCCGGTCTCTAATGTGTCCACCCGTACCGTTTTTACATAAATCATTTGGCAACTATTATGACTACTGCTCTAACGAACTTAAGTTAAAAAACAAATACACGAAGTACCCAGAAGAAATAACCGATTTGCCCAAAAATGTTAATCCCGACTCGCTTACCGTAAAAATGTACGACATATACGTAGACACTCGCGAGCAAAAACCTTTAAAGTTTAATTTTCGAACCCAAGTACAAACCTTAAAGTATGGAGACTATTGTTTTAGCAACTCTAAGATGAGCGCTAATACATATATTGAGAGAAAGTCTATCACCGACTTCATAGGCACCATGAGCGGTGGATACGAAAGGTTTAAAAGGGAGGTCGAAAGGGCTGCGGAAGATGATGCGCGCTTGGTAGTTCTGGTCGAGGAAAACCTCGCTAATTGCCTTAACTTTAAATTCCTGCCGTATGTCTCAAAAAAGATTAAAGCTACTCCGGAATTTATATTCCATAACGTGAGAGAGTTAGCTCAGTCTTATGATAATTTGCATTTTTTGTTTGTTAAGGGTAGGTTAGAGGCGAGCAGGGTAACTGAGAAGCTGTTTCTGCACGGCGGAAGATATACTAAAATTGATTTGCAATTAGCCTATGACTTAAGGAAGCTTTAAAATGTGGTATTGTCCAGATAAATATAAAAAAGATATTCCCAATATTAACCAAGAGCTCCTAAAGCTCGAGGGTGATCTTTTGGATAAAGAGGCGAAGATCAGCTTGGTCAAGTTTCTTAAAGCTAACCTCGGGTTCACTACCGAGTTAATTTCTGGTATTAAATTAGCCGCCTTTCAGGAGGTTACCCTGAAGGGGATGATGAACAGGAACTTCTCTATGTGCGTGTGGGGTCGCGGTTGCGGTAAAACATTTATCGCCTCGGTCTTTTGTTTCCTTCAGTGTATTTTTGAACCCGGGACCAAAATCTTAATAGCGGGCCCGACTTTTCGTACAGCAAGGTTTATATTCGAAAATCTAGAAAAGATAGTAAACTCGAAAGGCGCAGAATTGTTAATGCAAGCGTTCGGGGCTAAGTCTAAACGAAACGACCAATTCAAGTGGGACATAAACGGAGGGACGATAACAGCCATCCCGTTGAGTGGCGAAAAAATTCGCGGTTTCCGTGCGAACGTGCTCGTGCTTGACGAATACTTGCTCTTGCCTGAGGATTTAATTAAAACTGTTTTAATGCCATTCTTGGTCGCGCCGCAAGACATGAAACAGCGTATCGAGATAAGAGAAATGGAAGATGGCCTTATATCCAAAGGCAAAATGAAAGAAGAGCAGAGGATGGTTTTCGAGAACGATTCGAAAATGATAGCTCTATCTTCTGCCTCATACACGTTTGAGAATTTGTACAAACAGTACAAAGAGTGGACGGACAAAATTTACAGTTCGGAAAGCGGAGCTGCAGATTACTTTATCTCTCAGATGGGGTTCGAGGCACTGCCGGAGCATATGATTGACACAACCATTATCGAAGAAGCTCAAAACGGCGGCCAAAGCCATTCTAGCTTTTTACGTGAATACTGCGCTCAGTTTACAGATGGGTCCGATAGTTATTTTAGTGCGAAAAAAATGCACCTTTGTACCGTTCCGGACGGAGAGTCTCCCACAACGAAGATCACGGGAGATAAGGGTAAAAAATATATACTGGGCATTGACCCTAGTTTCTCCAATAGTCCCACCTCTGATTATTTTGCCATGTCCATTTTAGAACTAGATGAAGAAACGGGCCAGAGCACGCTGGTCCATAGCTATGCTGTAGCCGGGGGAGACCTCAGGGATCATATACGTTATATGTACCACGTGGTCACGAACTTCAATTTAGAGATGATTGTTATTGATAACGCGGGTTATCAATTTATAGATAGCTGTAATGAAAATGGGTTATTTAGAAGCTCTAAAATAGAATTAAAGTTTTTTGATTTTAGGAGCGATTTAGATGGTGAGGATTATGAAAAAGAACTTCTTAAAGCTAGGAGAGCGTATAATAAGGAAAATAAAGTAATATGCTTTAAACAGGTTTTCGCTTCAGAGTGGTTACGCAAAGCAAACGAACACCTGCAGGCCTCTATCGATCACAGAAAGATATGGTTTGCTTCCAAAACGATAGCTAACCCCGAAGCCTTTAACAAGTACTCTAGTCAAAGGATTACGTTAAAAAACATTAACGAGCCCACTGTCCTTGAGTTTATTGAATCCCAAGACGCTTTGGTGTACCAAACGAAAAAGCAATGCACTTTGGTTGAGGTTAAAACCACCGCTCGAGGCACGCAGACGTTTGATCTTCCCCAGCACCTTAAACGCTCGACTAGCGCTAGTAGGGCAAGAAAGGATAATTATACGACACTTATGCTCGCCAATTGGGGCGCGAAGTGTTACTCGAATATGATGGCTAAGCCTGTTGAAGATAATGCTAGCACTTTTGTTCCAAGGATGATATAATTAGTGTAAATATTTAAAGAGATGAAAAAAGGTCAAAGTAGCACAAAAAAGACAACCCCTGCAGCTGCGGCTAAAAAGCCCGCTAAAAGGACCGCCAAAAAAAAGGAGGAGACACAAGCCTCCGCTATGCCCTTAATGTCAGAAACCATAGCGGCGACCACAAGCACGCGCACGAGAAGCAACAAAAGCGCTAGGATAGACCAACTTCACAGGTTTGAGAATATAGACAAGGGAATTGTCCCCTTTAACTATAGCACCACGGGGTACGGCAACAAGACCTCTAACATTGACGTTAGGGATGCGGTGATTTTGTGTCAAAAAGCTTATTATAACTTTTCTGTATTTAGGAACGCTATTGACATGATGGCGGAGTTTTCATGTAGTGACATTTATCTAACGGGGGGGAGCAAGAAGTCTAAAGACTTTTTCTCTGCACTTTTCGACAAGGTGAACATCTGGAATTTACAGGACAGATTCTTTAGGGAGTATTACCGAAGCGGAAACGTGTTTGTATACAGGTTCGATTCAAAAATAAAAAAATCAGACCTGAACAAAATGACTCAGACATTTGGTCTCTCCGCAGCCAGCCGAAAATATATTATACCAATTAGATATGCGGTATTGAACCCTGCGGAAATTCAAACAGGAGGAAACATTTCCTTCAATGCTAATAGTTATTATAAAATGATTAATGGCTATGAGTTAGCTAGGTTAAGAAATCCGAAGACAGAAGAGGACAAGCAGGTACTTAAAAGTCTGCCCGCGGACATAAGAGAAAACAGAAAAAGAGACAGTAACGTGTCCATCCCGCTAGATAAAGAAAAAATTTGCGCGGTGTTCTACAAGAAACAAGACTATGAGCCATTAGCTGTACCAATGGGATATCCGGTATTAGACGATATCAATTGGAAGGCTGAAATGAAAAAAATGGATATGGCCGTAGCGAGGACAATGCAGCAGACTATTCTTTTAGTTACGATGGGCACAGACCCAGAGAAGGGCGGCGTAAATCAAAATAACCTAACTGCAATGCAGGAGCTTTTCGTTAATGAATCCGTGGGCAGAGTACTTATCGCGGATTACACTACGAAGGCCCAGTTCGTTGTTCCTGAAATCGGAAGCATTCTAGATCCTAAAAAATATGAAGTGGTCGATAAAGATATCGCGATGGGATTAAGCTCTATTATTACTGGCGGTGCAGAAAAATTCGCCAACCAGTCAGTTAAGGTGGAAATGTTTATGGCTAGGTTACGGCAAGCTAGGCAAGCGTTTTTAAATCAATTTTTAATGCCCGAAGTCAAAAGGGTAGCTAGAGACTTAGGGTTCAAAAACTATCCGAAAGCTCACTTTCATAAACTATCATTAAAGAATGATCCTATCTTAGCTAGAATCTATGCTAGATTTATTGAGATGGGTATACTTACGCCAGAGGAGGGGATGGAAGCGATGGAGACTGGTAGACTTCCGCTGGGTGAAGAATCCCTTGAGTCTCAAGGAGAGTATAAGAAGCTCAGGGGCAAGGGTCTTTATGAGCCCATGGTCGGTGGGCCAGAAACCCAAAAAGAGCTCGCGGATAAGCAAGTCGAAGTTCAGCTGGAGATGCAAGATAAAAATTTAGAAAAGCCCGTGAATGCTCCGAACGGCGCGCCCCCAGCCAAACAGCCCTCTAATCAGTCTGGTCGACCTCCGGGAACGGAATCTCCGCAAACGACCAAAGAGGTCAAGCCAATTGGAGCGAAGTATACCAATGGGGGGAAGCAGTACAAATCGTATAATTTTTTACTTACAAAAGTTAAGGATAGCTTCATTGAGGCGGATAAGCTTAACAAGAGAGTGGAGACCTCACTGAAAAGGAAGCACGGAGTAAAAGAGTTAAACGAAGATCAAAAAGCCATCGCTTTTGATATAACCAAAATAATTGTCGCTAACGAAGAACCAAAAAACTGGAGTAAAAAAGCCAAAGACTACATAAAGAGTCCGGTGGATACAAACCCAGACAGAATTAAGGAAATTCAAATTATAGCAGCAGAACATCAAGTAGACGATTACCTCGCCAGCATCTTATATTTAAGCAAAGAATGACATGGCCAGAAACAGGGTTATCCATAATGTCCAAGACGTATTCGTCGGGTCTACTCCTGATGAGACGGATAACTTCGTCACGGGTATAGCTGGGCACCAGCTCCTCAAAAGATTTACCAGAGTACAGGGGTTTAACTATTCAATAATGTTAGACCAAACAGACTCTTCGACGCTGGGTCTATCAAAACCTTTTTCTAGACAAAGCGTTTCTCCCGCTACAGTTAACCTTACTTTATCTTATCTTTTAAATGGGGTTGATAACGAAAGAAGAGCCGGTTTAAATGTAGGAAGTATTGAGGACCAAGCGCATCAATGGTCGCCCTTGTCTTGGGTCGGGAGTC